ATATCTGCACCTATGCAGCAGGTTTTTACACCTGCTGCCCCTTATATTTTGCTATATTTTCTATTACCTCTTTTGCCTTATCTGTAATAAATCGTGCGTATTTCGGGTTTTTGCCCGCCATTCCTGCCGCTGTTCTTGATACGCCGTACATAAACGCGCGTTTGTCCGCACCGGTGTCAATTTCTTTTTTAGCCTCTCTTTCCATAGCATCAAACTGCTTTGTTATTTCGTCCTCTGTCATTTCACTCGCCTCAAAAGCAGAATATAAAATTAACATCGCGTTTATAGCTGTATCGAAATGTTTCCCGATCTCTGCTCTGTCAATAGCTGCCTGTTGCTTGTTATTTCCGTTTCCGCGTGTAACTTGCGCCTGCAAAATCGGTTTTAGCTGTCTTAGCCCCGCTATGCTTTCCTCTAAATCTTCTTGCTTTACGCCTACTTTTACATATCCGTTACCCATGTTCTCAACGCTCATATTATTTCCCTGCCCTTTCCTTGCATTTCATCATAAGATCCTGCAATATATAAATTTCGTTTTCCGTCAAGTAATTACTAACCGCCGTTAATTCTTTGGTTGTGCGTGCCGCCCAATACTTTAAATCGCTTTCTATGGTGGTTATTTCAATTACTTTCGTATAGATCATAATGTCTATAAGTTCCGCTAATTCCTCGTATCTGATAACTGCCGTCTGTCCTGCTGCCACTCTTGAAACCTCTAATCCGGTATCTGTTAAAAGTGCCTCGCATTTCTCGGTTGTGTCGGTCTGTACGGTGTATGTGGTCTTTGTTCCGGCGTAATCTGCTATGTATTCCCATTTTGCGCCGGTGTTTTCTTTCCACCCCTGCCAAAACTCTGTATCAAATAAATCTGAACCAATAACCGCTCCCATGAAATAATTAACCGTCATGCCGTTAAATTCCTTATATCGGTTAATTTTGCCGTTAATTATGAGTGTTCGGCGGTCTGTGTTATCCGGTGTCGGTGCATTGTATGTAACTTTGGTTTCCGGTTCATTCATAAATTGCGGCTGTGGCTTGTCCTGCGCCTCATTCTCGGCTTTTACCGGCTCCTTCGGTGTTTCTTTCGCCTCTGCCTCTTTTGGCGGCTCTTTTGGTGCCTCCTGCTGCTTGTCCGGTTTCTTAATTGCTTTTACATCTTCGGCGGTTAATGATCCGGTTTCTTTGTATGTTTCATATAATGCCTGCTGCGCTGCATCGTCTAAACCTGCTATTTTGTTTGCTGCGTCTGTGCTGATCTTTCCTGCTGCAAACTCATTTTTAAATGGTTCTATTAACCTACCGTCTATGTGTTCCAATGTTCCTACTTTGGTTTTATTGGTTCCCAAAACCTCGGCTATGACATTTTGCAGCTTTCCCGATATTTTATTATCTTTCTGCCATTCTGTTAAAAGCTGTCGAACCTCTTTTATTTCCTGCATTTTCTCGTAATCGGTTCTTTCTCGCTGTGTTGAATTGGTAAAAATCAAAATCAGCCGGTTTTTTATGCTGTCCTCTGCCGTTTCAATCTTGCAGGGGATCATTTCATATTCTGTTTTTCCCTCTGTAAGTAGCTTTAAGATTGCAAGCCTTCTTTTATGTCCTGCTATAATCTCGTATTCGTCGCTATCCGGTATTGGTTTTACAACCGGGTATTGCTGTATTCCTACTAACTCAATCGTGCGGGCGGTTTCCTCGATCTCTTTATCGTCCATGTGATAAAAATTTTCTTTGCCTGCTGCCGGTCTTAATTTATGTACGCTCAATTTAACCGGTTTCCAATCGCTTTTTACCTCTTTTTTGCTTTCGGCATTTAAAAAATTGTTAATGTCAAATCCCATTGCGTGCCTCCTTGTACCTAAATTGGGTATCGTCTAGTAAATACTAGGCGTTACGGTATTTTTACATCGTGTAATTTGGTATTCAGCTTATACCAACCGTCCAACTCTAAAATAAATGTTATGTCGCCGGTTTTGGCACTTACCTGCGTTATAATGTCCGTTACGTCCATTGTCTGCGTTTTGCCGCCCTTCTCAAATTGGATCTTGTCGCCTATCTCATAAGGGCATTTCGCTTTAAACTTAATTTTCTGCATCTTCGCCCTCCAAATATTCCAATACGAATTTTTTATAATCCTGTGCGGCTCCGCATCTTACCGAATACTCTACAAGCGGCATTTTTGCAAATGTGCTTTCGTTTACTTTCTTTTCTGTTCTACGGATCCGCTGATTAAATACCGGTACGCCTTGCGCTTTTAACCACTCTATGCCCTGATTGTTTACATCGTTATTCTGATACTGTGTGATGATGCACCCGGCAAAATGTAAATTCTCGTTGAAATCTTCCTGCACCTGTGCGATCTGCTCTAAAAGAATGTCTAAACCGTCAAACGAATACTGATCCATGAATACCGGCACTATTACATCGTTTGACGTTACAAGGGCGTTAATAATGCTCATGTTAATATCGGGCGCATTGTCAATAATGCAATAATCGTACCCTTCTACTGCTGCCAACGCCTTTTTAAATCTTGTCTGCTGCTGCCTTCCGGTGTCTACAATGGTGCGCAGGTTTGCCTCTAATAAATCCATGTTGGCGGTTATAATGTCGATGTTTTCATAATCTGTTTTTTTGATTATTTCCGATACATCAATATTTCTTTCTAACATCATGCGCGCAACGGTGTTTTTGTCCTCTGTGTCGTACTTCTTAAACGCCTTTGATGTGTTTCCCTGCTTGTCATTGTCGATAATTAAAACTTTCTTGCTATGTACTGCTGCCAACGTGTACGCCATGTTTACGGCTGTCGTGGTTTTTGCTACGCCACCTTTTAAGCTGATGATTGAAATTGTTTGCATTTGCTGATCCTCCTTATTCGTGCATTTTTAACATTTCTGCAATCTGTTTTTTCTGTCCTTCCATTGCAATGTTAAAAGTATCTTCTGTTGCTTTAACGAAACCTTCTATAAATTGCATATCTTCTTTTTCTATAACCGGCGTTCCGCACTCGCAATTTGCAAATGCAGCGTGAAAAATTTTACTTATCAATACTGGCAATTCATAGTAGATCATGTATTGCGCATCGTAAAAATTACTATCGCGTTTTTCTATCGCTGTTAATTGTTTTTCCATTCTGCCTCCTAGTTAAACGGTAATTCCTCGCCGTCCGGCATCTGCATAAAGTCATCGCCCGCCGGTTCGTTTCCTGCTGCCCGCTTGCTTTCTGTAAACTCTTGTTCCTCTACGATAAATTCCGTAACATAAACTTTTTTACCCTCGTTGTTTGTGTACGTCCTTGTTTGGCAACGTGCTGTTACTAATAACTTGGTGCCTTTCTTAAAATACTTTTCTGCAAATTCGGCGGCTGTGCCGTATGCTACAAAATTTATAAAATCCGCTGAAGGCTCGCCCTCTCTTTTATATCTTCTGTCAACCGCCAATGTGTAATTTACAACCGCAACCGGCTTTTCGCTCTGCGTGTAGCGTATTTCCGGATCCCGCGTTAAACGCCCCATGAAAATACATTTATTCATGCTGTGCCTCCTCTGTAATATTTAATTATCGTGTCTGCATCTACGCAACTATCCACCGCCTCTAATGCTGTTTCCGGCGGTACGCCTGCGGCTAATACCGTTTTTAATTTTTCAAGCTGATATAAATAGCCGTCAAATGAATATGCGTGTTTCTCGGCTGCGTATATGTCGGCTGCTGCCTCCGCTGTTTCTAAATCCGCTAAATATGCAATGTCGTTTAATAACTCGCCCTCTCTTTCCCGCTGCTTTATTGCCTGCTGCCGGAGGGCGTTTACTAATTCAGTTAATGCCATGTGCGCCTCCTATAAATACGATTTACCGTAACGCTTTCTAAATTCTTCCCGCGTTCCAATCTTGTTTTCATATATTGCCTGCCCCAACATTTTAGATAACTTTTCAGCCATGATATTCTCATGTATGCGTTCAATCTGTTTCCCCATGTTATGACACTTATTGCACATCGGAACCTTCAAGCCGTCCTGCTCCGCTAATTCTCTAATGCCGTTACCAAATAATAAATGATGCTCACATTCTGCCGGTTTGCCGCAAAAGAAACATATACCGTCATACTCTGTTACAATGCTTTTTGTTTTACTCATTTTCTGCCTTTCTGTATATCCTCGGAAATGCAATATAGTAAACCTTGTATGTGAATATCCAATAGTACCCGGCTTTTATGAACCGCCAATAATTAAGCATGATATATAACCGCCCTAATATTGGATTTTTGATATACTCTATTTCTATTTCCGGTCTGATAATGTAAAATTTCTTTGGTTTCATTTTCCTCCTATCGCCTGCGCCTTTTCTTTGTCGGCTCCGGTGTTCCCTCTGCTGCCTCGCGGGCTTTTCTCAAATACTTAATGCAATATGTATCTATATGAAAGCCGTTTAATATATTGATTGCCTCTAATTCTGTTATGCCGCATCGCTCCTGCAGGTCTTGTCGTAATCGTCTACGCTCGCCTATATCTTGCATACCGTTATACGGCAGGGCTTTCGCCTTTTGGTTGTATGCGTATGCGATGCTTGGCGTTAAAAGTTCTGCCATATAACCTCCTTGCTATGCTGTAATGCTTTTTACTGCACTTGTTGGCTGCTTTCCGTTAAATACTACGATCATGCTTGGGAATGGTGCCGGATCCTTGCTTTTCTGTCCGTCTATTTCAAAATTAACACGCCCTTTGATAAATCGTATTTCTGCTTTTCCTAAAATGTAATCGTGAAACATGATCGTATCTGTTCGGGCGGGTATAAGCATAACCACGACGATCCCCCCCTCGGTTGCCTCTTTGTAACATTTTTGCACCCATGCAATTTGACCGGCGTTTGTTTTTGTTTTTCTGCTGTACGGCGGGTTGCAAAATACCGTTTCGCCCGCCCATGATTGCGCCAAACCGTCCTGCTCTATGGTGTAATACTTTGCGCATTTATGGTTGTTATTGTCTGCGCATGGATCCAATGTAAAGTTAAATTCTTCATTGAGTGCATCGAAAAGATCCTGCGGTGTTCCCCAATCGTCCTTACCGGTGCTAAAATGTACGCTATTCATTGCTCGCCTTCTTTCTTTTGCTGCTCTTTTGCTGTCTTTGGCATATATATTTGACTAATCAAGTAAAGAAAACCGCCACACTCGCACTTTATAGCCTCTACATTGTTTGTTATACAGCCGCACTTATAGCATTTTCTGTATGTTCCGATCGCTGTCATGTCCTGCCTCCTTGTCGATTTCTATAAAATCGTAATCGTAATCATTGCCCTTCTGCTTGTCCTCTTTTATGCGGTCTGCTATATACTTTTCTGCTGCATCTTCTGTATTACATACCGCAATAACCGGAAATCTATTTTCGTGGTAATTATCTATTACTGCATAAACTTTTTTATATTTGCTCATGCTCTCACGCTCCTAACTGCTTACTTAAAAGAAACTCATACATTTCTTTATATGTTTTCGCCTGCTTTTCTGCTGCCTGCTGCCGGTCTGTCATTTCTGCTAACTGCTGCCGCAGGCTTTCTATTTCCGCAGGCTCTTTTTCTGCCTTTATATTTATGCCAACCGATACCTTTAAACACTCGTCAAGCTGTTTCATTTCTTCCGGTGTGAGTGTTCCGATCCATTCGCCGATCCGTTCCTCGTAAACGCTGCTTATCTGCTCGCACAATACGGTTGATGTTCTCAATGCGGAACTTGTTATAAAATGTGTTGGCAGGTCTGTTTTCGGCTGTGTCGTCATATAGACAACTTCATAAACGCCGCTATGCTTGTTATTTGCATCGTTTGAAACAATAACCGCAGGTCTGTCTGCTTTCTGCTCGCTGCCGATGCTTTGGCGGGTATCACGAATAAAATAAATGTCGCCTCGCTTAATCATTTACCGTTACCCCCCCCCACATAAATAATTTTTCTGTCGCTCTGAAATGTTCTTTTGCTTTCATGCTGCGATCTACCTCCTTTTCCCAAATTGTTATAAAATCGTCCGGTGCTTGTAACTCCGAAATTAAAACTATATTGTTGTGGCGGCTCCATTTCCGCATCGTTTCCCAAAATTCCAAATAATCAAAATCTTTTGCATTGCCGTATTTTTTTGTACCCTCATAGGGTGGATCGCAATATATAACGCAACCCTGCGGCGTATAGCTTTTATAATCTTTACAACTGAAATCAATACCGGATATGCCGCCCTGCTGCATCTGCATCAAAATGTTGTTGCGGCTTTCTCTGTAATTGATGCAATGCGGTATTCTGCTTTTATCTTGTCTATCACATTACAGCCGCCCGCGAACGGTTCCACATAATACCGCGCGCCGCTTTCGTCAATTTTTCGTTGAATAATCGGCACTATGTACTTTGTGATCTTCGCTTTCGATCCCATGTACTTCATTTTCGCCTCCTATGATTTTCTCTAACTCGGTGTCGTACCGGTCGTTGTATTTTTCAAATGTTACGGTGTGGATCTGCATTAGCATATAAAATTGTTTCCATTCCTCAACATTCGCCGGCGGCTTTCCGTTTGCTTTCTTCCAACCGTCCTGCTGCCACTTATCCAACCAACCCAACCTGCAGGCGTTTGCCATATAGTCGCAATCAATAAAAACGGTTATATCGCAAGGCTTTAATAATACCCGCATCGCTGCGATGCAAATTTTTAAGTGCAGGGCGTTTTTCGTGTCTGCCTCTATTTGCGTGCGCTGCTGCCGCTTGTGGCTTTTCCCTTGCTTGTCTATAAACTCAATAACCGCTGCCGCCTCTCCTGCGCCTCTTGGGTTGCCTCTGAAACTGCTTTTTATATATATGCTTACGTTCAATTTATCCACCTTCTTTTAACACGCCCTGCCGTCTAGTATTTATTAGACGGCTGCGGTTTTCATTGTGAGTTATCCACAATATTAACCACCGCTACCGGATAGCCGAACCATT